TCTATGGAAGACGAGCTGCAAAAGGTTTTTCGTCTTAACGCAAAATATCTTGAGCATGACGTATATTTCCGTTGGGGTGATGACCAAATCCAAGTTACGAAGGATGACTATCAGGATGACTTCCGTGTAGTTCCTGTATTTGACCCTAAGTATTCTACTAGGTCGCAAAAACTTGCAAAGGCAGAGGCTACCTATAATTTTATCATACAAAATCCTATGACGATGCAGAACGGTCAATCAATATACCTCGCGTCAAAAATGTACCTAGAGGCTTTGGACACCGAGGATATAGACCTCATTCTTCCACCGCCGCCGCAACAACAGCCAATGAGAATAGACGATCAAACATTGGAAAACACCTACTTTATGATGCCGCCTGCAAACAGACCACTTTTTGATGTGTTCCCAGATCAGGATCATATTAAGCACATACAAAACATTGACAAACTTATAGCGTGGCTAGATCAGTCACAGCCGCTTATGGTTCCGAATTTGCCGGGTGGTGATCCACAATTATCTCAGCTTTTAGCAAAGATGACAAATGAGCAGAAGGAAGAATTGATAGCAAACCTTCTGCGCCATAGATCATTGCACGTAGCTTTTATGTTCGGTCAACTCAATGGAGTCATGGATGAACAAGGAAACCCAATTCAAGCTGGACAAGGACCTGCTAATGGCATGGCAGCACCACCAAGCGACTCAGCAGATATGGGCGCTCTTATGCAGGCGCTACAATCCGCTACAGGACATACTGAAATGCCCGATGGAGAAGGTGGAATACCACCGGGCGCAAGCGGAAATGATGGAAACGCTTAGGGCTTATTTTGAGCCTATAATCCCAACAAATTGACCGATTTGACGAACTTCAAAATCCGTATGACAATTTAGTCATGGGATTTTTTAGTTCACTTTGGTCCGGTGTTAAAAAGGTTCTGCCAATAGCGGCTGTTGCAGCACCGTTCCTTTTACCTGCCGTAGCTCCAGCTCTTGCCGGAAGTCTTGGTATGGCTGGTGGCGGTGGTTTTTTAAGCACACTTGGAACGGCAAGCAAGTTGCTGTCAGGTGCAAATTTAATAAGTCAGATTGGTCCGGGATCGTCCTCATCCTCTGCGCCAAGAACGGCAGGAACATTACAACAGCAAAAACCAAAACAGTTAGAGCGTCCAGATTCAATGTCTAGGCCAAACTCGCTTGCTGGTATGGCATCTTTTGATCCTATGCAGGAAAGGTCCGCTTTAGCAACGCAAGGCGTTCAGGGTGGACTTGGTAAAGATGAAGATTCTTATTATCAGAATTTAGTACAGAGATCACTGATTGGCGAGGGCAACAAACTCCAGCCATCATTGAACAGTCTGTTGCCTGTGGAGCAGCAGTATCTTGGTTCTAAAGGAAAGAACCTTGGTGGAGTAGAAGAACTATTAAGGTCGATTAGAGGTTACTAAGGAGGAATAGAATGGCTAGAGACTTTAACCCTATCTTTGATAGGGTACTAATCAAACGCGCAAATTCAGCGTTACAAAAAAAGACCGAAAAAGCAGGTCTTATTGTTCCAGACTCAATCAAAGAAAAATATCAATCATCAGAGGGCGTACTGGTTAAGTGCGGAGACTCTTGTGACGATATTGTTAAGGGGTTGATCGGAAAGAGTATTTTGTTCGCAAGATACTCTGGTGACGATATTAAAATAGGAAACGATGAGTTTGTTTTGGCAACAGATAAGGACATTTTTGGAGAACTGACCAATGAGTGAAGAAATTGAAAATCAAGAGCAACCAACGCAGGTAGAACAAACAAATGAATCTACTGAAAATACTGCACCGCAAGAAGCGCCGGAGCAAGAAGATGCCGAAACCGGAGCAGATACACCTCAGCAAGAGACTGATGAGTTTGATCCAGCGGAACGTGTGCCGATCAGTGATCCAAAAGTCCAAAAAAAGGTGGACTATCTTTACAAACAGGTAAAGATGTCAGATGCAAGAAATCAGCAATTGCTGACGTTTTTGCAAGAGCAGCAAAAGCAACTTGATGAGATGCGTAATCGCTTCTCGCAAACAGACCACGCAGAGGCAGAGCGAGTGCTGTATAGCAGGCTTAAAGAAGCTCGTGAAGCTGGCGACGACATTATGGCTGATAAAATCCAGAATGAAATTATAGAGTTTAAGGTCGATAGCAAACTCAATAACTTTAAGCAAAAACCTCAACAACAAGACGACTTTCAAAAAGCATACCAATCGGCTGATCCTGATGTTCGGTATGTTGTTGATTTGGCTCTTGAGAAAAACGATATGGGGGAGCCTATCCGTCCTTGGCTCAATGAAAGTCATCCCCGCTTCTCCATTGCCAAGAATACTGGCGAAGCTCTAGCACAAAAAATGCTTGAGGAAACTGGTGTTGTTGACATTAAGGCAATTATGAAGGAGTTGGACAGGGCTATGAGTGGGCAAAAAAAATCAACAGGAAACTCTCGCGCACCCGACCCTATGAGGGGTGATTTGACAGGTGGGCAAAACAGGGCGAAAATTAAACCAAAGCTGAGTGATGCGGAAAAAGAAATCGCCCGAAAACTTGGTATGAGCGAAACTGATTACGCAGATGCACAGCGAACATATGGAAGTGGTAAGAAATAATGACTGATATTTTAGTGAAGACAGAGAAGAAAGATAAGACAGTTACGGTGGAAAAGCCTACAAAACCGGGATTCAAGCCTGCGGCTCGTCTCGGTAGCCTTAAAGCCCCTCCGGGATTTACAGCGCGTTGGTGCGCTGCCGATCCTGAGAATGTGGCAAGAAAAAAGGCAGAAGGCTGGATAGTGATGGAACAGAAAGACAATCGTGGTATCGGTGTCGATGTCCTCGATGTCAATGATGGCTCTGTAGTGTCTAACAATATTCGTTACCGCGACATGATCGCAATGATGTTGCCAAATGATATTAAGGAGTCACGCACAGAATATTACAAAGCAGAAACGCAGCGTTCTACACAAATGATTATGAAGAAAGCTGACGAAGATGCAAAACAAATTGGTGTTCAGACTTATACTCCAAAAGGTATGTCTGGGCGTATCGTAATCGAATAACAAAGGATCAACAATGTCACAATTTACGCAAAGAGGCTTTGTTGCTTGCCGCAAAATCGGTGGTGGAGAACCCGTTCTCAAGCTCATCGAGGTTTCGGCTGTAGCAAACGAGGCTTATTTTATCGGTGATGCTGTCACCCTTGGAGCTAGTGGCAAGTGTCGCCCTCTTAAGGCCGCTTCTACGACTGCCCCACTCGGTGTCATCCAAGCACTGTTCTCTAAGTCGAACAACCGTCCGAAGCCGCTGGCTTTGAACTTGCCGACAAACGGCCCGTTCCTTACCTCTGGTACGGCTGGTTATGCTCTTGTAAACGTAGACCCCAACCAAACTTATGTTGTCCAACTCGGCGGCAACGTAGTTCAGGCTGGTATCGGCGCTGCCTATAAAGTATCGGCTGGCGCACCGAATACGTCTACTGGCCTATCTGGTCAAGAGCTTGGTTCTACTGCTTCAACCTCCGCTGATGCTGATGCTCAGTGGCAAATCGTTGGTTTCGCTCCTGTTGAGTGGATCGAGGCTAACGGCTTCCCGACCTCCATTGCTGCAAAAGCACTGGTAGAAGTGAAGATGGTTGGCGGTATCTTTGGCGGCAACCCGGTATAATAAGGAGATAGCAACATGGGTTTTGTACATACAACTGGAACGGCCCCGGAACTTCTCTACCCCGGTCTTGCCAAACTTTGGGGAACGTCTTACAAAGACTACCCGAAAATCTATCCTAAATTCTGCACTGTTCGTACCGAAGACAAACGTGCCTTCGTTAAGGATCAGGAGATTAACGAGCTTGGACTTGCATCCGTTAAGGATCAGGGCGACTCGGTAGCCTTTGATCGTATCACGCAAGGCTTCCAAAAAGAGTATGTCTTTACGACATACGGCATCGGTGCGAAAATCACCCGCGAGATGATGGAAGATGACCTTTATAACGTCATTAACCGTATTCCGCAGTTCCTTGCGAAAGCGATGGTACGCACTGAGGAAACACTTGCTACGAACGTCCTGAACAATGCGTTTGATAGTACGGTAACTGGTGCTGACGGAGAACCTCTGTGTGACTCTGCTCATCCGAACAGTGGATCGGCTGGTGGTACGCAGAACAACACGCCCACAACGGCTGCTGACCTTACGCAAGCATCTCTTGAGGCTGCTTGGATTGATGTTAGCAACTTCCGTGATGGTAACGGCAACCGTATCGTTGTTACGCCTAAAAAACTGATTGTATCTCGTTCAGACTTCTTCAATGCAACGAAGATTCTGGAAACGAAATACAAAACAGCATCGGCAGATAACGATGTGAACGTACTGAGCAACCTCGGTCTGGAACTGGTAGTCACGAACTACCTGACTGACCAAGATGCTTGGTTCCTTATCAATGATGTTGAAGATGGTATCGTGTTCTATCGCAGACGCGAAGCCTCTATCAACCGTGATAACGATGTAAACACGGAAAACCTGTCAATCGTGACAACTGGCCGCTTCGATGTTGGATTCACCAACTGGAGAGGCGTATACGGGTCACCCGGCGCTTAATGAATAGAGGCGGGGGTTAAAATCCCCGCCCCTTCCAACAACAGGAGATTTAAATGACAACTTTTAAAGGTCCTTTGCGCGTAGGTGATCCTCCGACTGGTAATGGAGACGCATACGACAATCATGGATTTGTTCGCGTAATGCGGCAAATTCCCACAGGTGGGGCTGTTGGGCAAACTCGTAAGATTATTACGGTTCCTCCCGGCACAACGCTTGTTGGCGCTGGATATGCTCTAACGTCTGCTATCGGTGGCGTTGACACGGCTGCATCCGCTATGGTTATCAGCGTTGGTAACTCTAGTGACGCAACCCGTCATGCATCATTCAACGTATCTGCTGGTGTATCGCAACGGTTTATCACAAACGTATCAGGCGGCACTGATTATGATGCTGGCGGCACGATTGTTGTAACTGTATCAGCACTCAGCACGACTACGTACACTGGTGGTGGTCGCGTATTCCTTGAGTTTGTTACAGTGGAGTAGGTCATGGCACAGATTAAAAGCTATACGGTAACTGCCACTGCTGGCGGCTCCACTTATAGCCCTGTGTATGTGCCTGACTTCAATCAAAATCCATTCTCTATCAGCTTATTTGTAAACGTGGGTACGACAGCTAGGTATACTGTCCAGCACACGTTTACAAACCCATTTGAGACAGCATTAACATCTGCTGCTGCTGGAGTTTGGCTTGCACATGAATTTTTATCGTCTGTGGTATCAACATCAGATGATGGCAACTATGCATATCCAGTTATGGGTATTAGGTTGTGCGTTAGCGCTGCCAATACTGGTACTGCTACGCTTACGATTGTGCAGGGTCATGGTACAGGCTCGTAATGGAGGCTAAATGGCTCGCAGGCGTGGCTGGAAACGCGGTGATTGGCTCGTTGAAGACGAGGAAAGCGGTTTTGTAGAGTACGCAAGCCGCTGTTCTCGTGATTATTATGGCGTATTAAAGCGCAAAGACCAGAACGATCAGCAACATCCTCAAGACTTTGTTAGGGCTGGCCTAGACCCAAAAGTGGTCGAGCCGCTAAATCCCCCGCGCAGGGAATATGACGTTACCAATAGTTATGTCGGAAATGAGATCGGAAGTACCGGAGTACCAGTTCCGTATGGGGCTGCAACGCATTTATTCCAACAAGGGATCGGACGGATGGAAATCGAGTACGACTTTATCGTTACATGACACAACGCACACCTTCATTTTTGAAGCAGTTATTTGAAAACGGTGACATCCCGCAGGCAACGGACTATGAGGATGTATTCGATAGCTACGTAAACCTTGAGACAAGCGCCGCTCAGACAATGAGTGGCAATCTTATAGTGCCAAATATTAGAGTTAGCGGCACTGTAAGCGCAGACTCCATTCGTGCGCTATCAGGTGCTTATGCCGCAATTGTTACAGCGGACTCAATTCATGTTAATGAACGTCTTTTTAATTCATATGGTGCAATTAACGCAGCGGGGACAACGCAATCAACGTCTACGGTTGTGTCGGCAGATGTTAACTTTATTACGGTCAGCGATACAGCAAGGGGCGTAGTTCTTTTAGATCATCATGCTGGATCACAGCAATATCTTGTAAACAATACAGCGTCAACTACGGCGGCATCTGTGTTCCCGTCATCTGGGTGCAATTTTATTGGAACAGCGGCTAACGCCCATATACTGCTTGCTGCTGGTCAAACTGTACAAATTTTACACGTTGGTGCATCGGCATATGCATTCCAGAGGTACTAATGGCTCTTTCAGACCAGAGACTTACTGTACTTGAGATTATTAACGAGGTTAGGGAAAAAACCAAACTCGACTCTGTAACTACGATTACGTCTGATAGCGACTCACTATTAAAACTAAAATTGCTTAATGATGTTGTTTCAGAAGTAGCCGATCATGGAGACTGGCAAGAACTTTTGACAGAATTTTATGTCACAGCTCAGTCAAGTGCTGCTACCTATAGCATCTCAACGCAAGCCTCTGCTGCTGGAGTAAGGGTAATACAGAATATCCATGAGGTTGTATTTGCCGATGATACGGCAGAAATGAGAAAGACTGACATAGATACAATTAGAAGGCTGCAAAGGGTTGGTAGCTTTGGTGCGCCGAAACAATGGTCTGTTCAGGGCGTAGACTCAGAGGGAAACCCGAAAATATCAGTATATCCGACTCCGGCATCTGCTGAAAATGGTGAGGTTTTTACAGTATTGGTATATAGCAAACCTCCATTTTACACAACAGCAAACGGAACAACAAGACCACCGTTTCCCGGAAAATTACTTGTTCAAGGACTATGGGCAAAAACAGTATTGGATGAGTCAGATGGAGAACCAACGGAACGATTTAAGGCAGTCAATCTTATATACGAAGATTTGCTTACAGAGAGTTTCAATAGATATAATGGAGATACTGGAAGCACTACGTGGTTTAGGCCGGGTAGAGGGCGCAGATGACAACCATCCAGACAAAATACACTCCCGGCAGATTAGGTCTAGGGACTGAATTTGCCCTATCTGAGATACCATTAGAGTATTCTCGCGCATTTACAAACAGGTTTATCAACCTTCGTGGAAACGCAGAGAAGCGCGGCGGTATACAGAGGCTTGGCAATAGAATATCAGGATCACCAGATATAACTGGTCTTCACGAATATGTCTCCGATAATGGCACTGTATATTTATTCGCATCAGCCGCAGGAAACATATACAGGTACAATTCAACGACAAGCAATTGGGATAGCGTTTTGACTGGTAAGGACGCTACACAGCGTCTTATTTCAGTGCAAATGGGAAATAAGTTGATATTCGTAAATGGCTCTGATCGTAATTTTTATACAGATGATGGCGGCAATACATTTAAAGAACTAAAGGCCGTTGTGGAAACTGGCAGAACGTCATCTACACAGACAGGACTAACATCATTAACTGATAGCAATATAACGAGTTGGACTGGTAATACATTTGTTACCAACAATGACCTTGTATACAACGCCACATTAGGGGCATATGGCTTCGTTACGTCTGTTGGGGCAACAAATATATCTCATACAGCGATCGGCTCTGCAAATGGAGCAGATGGGCTTGGCAGGGGAAAGATTATAACAAACAGGAACCAAGCAAGCGGTGATATTTATGAGATTATAGATACTGTAGAGCTAAATATTATCCCTACAGGTCTTACGAAAGATAACTATGCAACACTGACAGGCAGCACGTCTGCTGCTGGTGTTTATGTATCTGGCATAGATTGGACAAGTACGGAGATTCGCGTTGGCGACTTTATGTACAATACAACGAGAAACGCAATCACTCGTGTTAGCGCAATATCTACAGCCTGTCTGACTGTACAATCTGTGTCGGGGCAAACGGCAAACGACACAATGACATTTCACAAGTCTGCCATGCCTATTGCTACGTGGCCGCACGTTCATTATTCAAGGCTTTATCTCATAGACGAGAGAGACAATGGTACTGTGCGGATTAGTGGGCCTGATGACCCGCAAGACTTTACTACATATCAGCGCACCCTTGATAGTACATCGTTCTCATTCCTTAATAGCCAGCCACAGGCAGAGCGATTGTTGACGCTTGATACGTTCCAGCAATACCTTGTTGCTGGTGGAGAGCGTAACGTCTATGCGTTTTCCGGTATGGATACTGTCGCGGATACATCGGCTGTAACAACGGATATAGAGCCTGCTGGTCTATTCCCACAGGGGTGCGCTTCAAGATATGGCCTAGAGTCTATTGGCGGGGCTATGATTTTCGCAGCGAATGACGGTCTTCGGAACTTTGTTGCCAACTTTAATGCTAATACATTCCAAACTGCCAATATCTCAGAAGCAATAAAAAGCGAGCTTTCCAAGGCAATAAAATCCAAGATAGATGGCAATGATACTGACGATCTTCAATGTATACATTATCCCCGCCGTAACTGGTTATTGTTCATGGTTGGAGATACCATCTATAATTATAATTACACTCCGTCATTTAACAATGGGCAAATGACAATAAGTACATATGGCTCATTTAGCAAATTTACGGGCAAATTCGCACAGCAAGATATTTATATGGTAAGACGCAATGGAGACTTAATATGCGCTGGTGCTGGTGGATATGTATATGAGTTTGACAAGGGTAATTATGACGATGATGGTGATACCATTATTACAGTCTTGGAGACTGGCTTCCTGACACTAAGCGAGCCGCAGCAATCAACTCAAATACGCACTGGCACATACATAAAACCCGTTTTTGAAACATCTGTCCCGATAGAATATAATATAAATGTTGTAGGCGGCTTTGACGAGCGTTGCAGGGATGAAGTCAATACAACTACTGAGGGCGTAGGACAAGTAAACTTCGGTGTTGTCGGGTCATCCCCCATAGGCGGGAATAGGGTATTTGAGAAGAAACTTCCTCTAAGATGGAAGGGGCAAGAGTTCAAGGTAAGGATAATTACGGAAACAACTGATGGGCCTGATATTATTACAGGATTCACAATCTACGGAGCAGTTTTAGGGAAGGTTTAAATGGCTTTTTTGGGGTTTAGTGATTTTGGTTCTTTTGCCAATACAGCCGGAAGTGTCATGGATATTTTCGGAAAAGCACAGGGATTGCTTGGGAGCAGGGGCGCTGCAAAAGAGGGGCTGAATATAGCTACCAGTCAAAAGCCGACAGCAGCAGAAGCTAGGTCAAACCAGCTATATGAGGCAATGCTTGACCCGTCTAACCCAATAGCAAAGATGCTATCTCAGTATGCACAGCAAGCCCAAGCGGAGAGTGTTGCGTCACAGATCAGGGAAATGCAACTTGCAGATAGACGCGCACAAGGCATGGGACGCAGGCCGACTTTCTTCTCCCCTGAAAGGGCCGATGAGGCTGTTAGCTTCCTTACATCTAGGGCGGCTCAGGGCGGGATTCCAATGGGGCTTGGGTACGCACAGGATGTAATATCTCAAGCCGCTGGTGGACTAAAAGGACTTATAAACCCACAGGTTCAAAGGCAGGAGTTTGCTAGAGACGCAAGATTAAATTACCTTGATAAGCAACAGCAGCAAGCTGGTCAATGGACTGGCGGTGTAAAAGATATTCTTGGCGGCATACAGGGCATACTGCAAACAGTTAATAGGCCGCAATCAAGCTATACAGATATAGGCTGGCAAAATTTCCTTGGGAGCCACTAATGATTAACGAAGACCTGTCACAATATGATCGAATTACGCAGATACTAAAGTCTCAGTCTGCGCCAAAGGTTCAGCAATTAAATCCACAGGAGTCAACATCGGCTTTTTTAAGGTCTTTGGTCGATAGGTCTTCTTATGGCGCTCAGGCTGAAAAAATGCAGCAGTTAAACCTTGACCGCGCACAGCAAGCGCAGCAATTCGAGATGGAAAAAGAAAAATCCATCTTCGATATTGCCAATCAACGTGCTGCTGCTGGTGATAAGGTTGCGGAGAAGATGTTGGAGAGAGCGAAGCTATTTGTAGGTGACGATGCAAATGCTCAGGCACAATTACTAGATTATCTTCATAAAAGCCCAGATCAAATAGACCCAAACAATGCATATCAGCTTAACTCCGCTTTTGCTCGCGGTGCAAAAGAGCTTGGGTTGAGGAATGTGGATAGGGAACTTGATTTGCAGAAAAAACGCGCTGATATAGAGGCCGCAAAACGCAGAGGATTAGGCGGGGGCGGTGGTGGAGGTGGTGTGTTCGGAGCAAAGGTAAGCGCACTAACAGATACATATAAAAATAAATTTGGCGTAGAGCCATCACCAGAGGCACAAATGCAAATTTTGTCTGCCGCTGCCGCTCCAACGCCACAAGGTTCTGAGCTTTATTTTGATGATGATGGCCTAATTCAAATTAGAAATTTTGGTGGACGTGTATCTGCTGCCGGAGAATTAGAGAATGTTAAAGAAAAAGAGAAAATAATAGGAAAAGCAGAGGGTGAGAATACGGTAGCTTATGAAGAATTTTTGGCCGCAACCCCGCAATTTGAAAATACAGCAGAGGAACTTTATAGGCTTGCAGACGCAGCTACATATACAGCGGTTGGTAAATTCTCTAACGCATTCCAGCGGCAACTTGGCGTTGGGGTAGGAAGCGCTGCTGAGGCAAAGGCAAAGTATGAAAACATAGTAAAGGTTGAAATATTGCCAATACTAAGAGCGACATTTGGCGCACAATTTACGAAGGTTGAGGGTGAGTGGCTGTTGAGTACGCTTGGAGACACTAATTTGAGCGCAGAAGAAAAGAAGGCTCAATTAGATGCTAGGGTAGAGGGGTGGATAAGACAGGCCCAGACTATGGCCGCTAAAGTCGGAAAGCAAGCTCCAGAAGATATGTTTAAGAACATACAAGAACAAAGGAATCTTGCCACTGAAAAACCAGCTCAAAAAAGAATCAAATACGATGCTCAGGGAAATAGATTGCCATGAGAGAGGCTGAACTTCCAGATGGAACAGTTTTAGAGTTTCCAGATGAAACATCGGATGATGTAATGGATTCTGTTGTAAAACAGCATATATCTGGATCACCTCAGCCAGCACCATTTGACCAAGGTTCTGCAAAATCACTAGCCCATGAAGTAATCGCAAAAGAACTAGAAAAAAGAGGGTTCTTTGGGCATTTGATGGCAAAAATGGCTCCCGGCACAGCGGAAAATGTTGAACAAGCAAAAGATATTGCTAATAGATACAACATTGGCGAAACAAGTCTTCCGTCTGCTGTCGTACAAGAGGGTGGTGTTTTGGCAAAGCAGGCACTAGAACCACTATCCGCTATTACGCCTGATTTTATTGAGGAGGGACTTGGTGCTATTGGAGGAGCTATATTAAAAGGCGCGTCAAACCTTCCATCAAATGTTCCGTCTGCGCCAACAATGGGTGAGTTTGCCGCAAAACAAAAGCAGGCTCTTGATGAAATTGATCCTGATATAGCTAGAAACATAGGTGCTGTTGCCAATATTGGTGGTGTTGTCGCTGGTGGAAGATATGCAAAGCCAGCAGCAGAGGGTGTTGGGAAGGTTGCGTCTGATGCCGTTGTTGGAGCAAAAAAGGCAATTCCAGATATAAAAAAGACGATTGCACCAAAGAAATATTCAGAAGATTTTTTTTCGGAGTCAGAGAAGTTGTATGGGGAGCTTTCCAAGTCAAAAGAACTTGTCCCTATTGATTTTACAAATAAATATAAAAAAATGATGTCTGAAAGCACACCGAAGCCCATAAAGGGCCATAATCTGACAAGCGAAGAAAAAAAATTAAAAAAACACCTTGATGAACTATCTCCACTTGTTCCAAGGCAGAGAACATTTGATGAAATTAGAAGGATTGACTCTGCTCTCACAGATAAAATAAGAAATGAAGTGGATGTGATGGGCAATATGTCCCCTATGGGTGAAAAATTGATGGGTGTTCGGTCAAAGTTTAGGGGAATGATTGATGAGATTCCAGATATGCCGGAAACTGCCCTATTAAACAAAGCAAAAATAAATTATTCTGCCGCAAAAATGCTTGAAGATTTAGAGGATGCAGCAGATAGAGCCGCAAGGTCCTCAAACGAAGCAAAGGCATTGCAAAGAGAGTACGCAAAGCTATTAAAAGACAAATCGTGGGGTAAAAACCTTCCAGAAGTTAGAGATATGCTTGAAAAGGCAGCAAGAGAGCATTTGGGGGATGAGTTACTTGGAGTGGTTGCAAACAGAATATCTCCCGTAATAATGGGGGCTGCTGGAGGTGCTGGAGCCGCTGCTGGAACATTTGCGGCTGGTGTAGCGTCAAGATCAGCCAAAGGCAGGATGGTTGCTGGCAGAGGAATGAACGTATCCAAGCAAATTGTTAAAGAAGCAGGCAAAAAGGCAGAGGCAGCTAAATACAAGGTATCTCCGCAAAAACCACTACTTCAAATACCACCAAAAGAGAAATTGTCACCGCTTCCAATGACGCAGGAAGAAATAGGAATTGCAAAAGCGAAAATGGGTGTACAGGAAAAAAGACCAGATAAGCCTATTATATCAGGTGCATCCATGCGTCCAGTACCAACACCAGAACAACTACCTCCGAAGTTGTTGCCGCCTCCACAAAGACGCATCATTGTAGACAATAAGGGAAATATGCGCCCTGAATTGAAAGATGAGTTTGAAGCTGCTTATAATAAAATACAGGATATGCAGGAAAAAGGTATGTCTTGGGGAACAATGAAGGCATCATTCGATAGAGATATGCGTCAAAGCATACAGAAATTTGAAGGATACAAGGCTTACAATGAGGCAGACATACAAAAAGAGATTAACGCCATTTTTGCATCTATTAGGGAAGACCTCAGAAAAACAATAAGAAAATCAAAACAGGAC